GATAAGACATAACTCTTTTGGATTGTCTTATGACTTTATCGCCACTAGCTGTAGTTACATTTAAATTAACTGTAGATTTATTTGCGGTATATGAAACTGTTCCTGATCCAGTTAAAGATTCATCAAAAAGATTATTTTTTGACATTACATTTGTACTATCAAAAATAGTAAATGGATTAGAAACTCTTAATCTTCCAAATGCATCATAAGCATTTGATCCATTTCCACCACCAATTACGGTTGGTTCTACATTGACATTGTTACATCCAGACATTAGCAACCAAACCTCATATTAAACCATGTAAATCTTTCTAGTTCTTTTCTTAAATCATCTTGATATGAAAAATTTAATTCATCTTTCATTGTAGATATAGATTGTAAAATCTGTCTTTGATTTTCTGGATCGTATTCTTGTTTTGGTTCAGGTATATATGTGCTTATTTTAGCCATTATCTTCTTCCATCCGGTCTTGCATCTACTCTCAAAGTTCCATAACGCCACGTTTCACCGGTGCCGTCATTTTCTATTTTAATTGAAAGTAATCTTCCTCTTGCTCGTGTGTCTACTTTATCAGTAGATGATGTTATTGTAAATGGACCTAAAGGTGAACTAGTCGCAGTTCCACTTGGGTAATCATTTAATAATAAAGTTATTTTTGAATTACCGGTTAATACTTTGAAATCAGGTACAAATCTTTTCATAGACATAATAAATTCTCCATCACCTCTAAAGTCTGCCATTCCTGTTGATTGACCGGTGATATCTCTTGTTGCCGATATATCAAAATCTCCAGATTGAATATAAGCATTGATAGATGTGGTGCCTGATGAATTGATTTGATCAGTTCCGGTTTCATGAGCATAGTAAGTTGATGCACCAAATATATTAGTTACACCTTGTATATTAAAAGCAGGGGTATCCGTAGTTACATAGTTAGTTGCATAAGGTAGATCATAAACTCCTTGATCAATATAACTTGATCTTCCTAATGAAGATGTTGTCCAACAATTTTCTCCATAGTTAAAAGTAACGCATCTATCATTTTGAATAGATCCATCTTTAGGATAGAACCAATTAATTTCATTATATAAAGTATTATGAGCTGCATAAACAATTTCTGATGCAGAATAATTAATTCCTAAATTATCTCCAGTTGTTGTAAATACGAAGTCTTCTACTAAACAAGGTATGGCTTTAACGGTACCATCATACATAAAGAATCCACCTTCACCAGACATCCAAAAAACAATACCGTTTGAATAACTTAAAGCATGTTGTGCAATTAATCCACAATTGGTACCAACTTGTCTAACTGAAAAAGTAAATGGTGGACCTACATATTGAATTACATATGCAGAACTATCTGTTAATACTAATGTGTAATCTTTACCAGATACCGCTCCAACTATAACATTACCTTTATCTAATCTAAATGTTCCAGCAGTATTCGTTGCCGTTGGTTGATAAGTATTATAATCTTCTTGATTTGAAAATCTTATAAACATTGGATCTTGTGATGAGGTATCTCCAATAGTTGTTTCAGTACCAAAATGAAATACATGTCGATCTCTATCTGATACTTGAGTGATTCTTGTTTTAGTTGGTGCACCAGTCATAACTGTTGCTCTAATATCTTTAGCTCCAGCAGCTCCAGCATTCCATGTATAAGTCTTACCATTAAAAACAGTTGCAATTAATATTTGTCCAAAGTTATCAAGACTCCAGTTGCCTGGATCCAGAATTACGTTACTGGTTGTTCTAGGCGTTCCCCATGTTTCTTCATTCCAACCTGCTGCACCCCAACCAAAACCAGGAGTTTCAATCGTAGGTCCAACATAAACATATGGATCAATTTGTGCGGATCCGGTACCTGATGTAGTGCCTGCAGAATTAGTAGGCATAGTAATATCAAAGGTATTAGCTGTAACATTAGATATTTCAAAAGTGTTTTGTGTAAAATCAGTAGCATTATATCCAGAACCTGTTGGAATAGTTACAGATGAAAAAGTTACATAACGACCTGTTTCTAAATTATGAGATGCTTTATTTACAGTTACTATTGGTGAACCTGTCGTTGCATCAAAATCTGCTCCAGTAATTGCAGTATCCAAAGGAGTAATATCGTAAAATTGATCTGAATAATAAACAAATAAGCCTTGTGAAGTTCCTATAGCTACATATTTTTCACCTGCTATAGATATCCAAGCATGTTGTGCACGGGCTGCTCCAGGTAAGGTTTGATAAGGAAAGGTAAGTTGTTTCCACCCACCTATTTTTTCAGGTAGTCCATATCTAAATCTAACAAAATCACCATCAATCCATTGCGACTCGCCTCCGGAGTCCGTGACCATTTTATTAAATCCAGGTTTAAAGTTAAGTTTTTGTAACATAGAACTGACATTATAATACTATTTTACGAATGATGGTAGTCCTAACATTGGTCTACCGTCAAACTTATTCTTTTCAGCAAAAGGCCCATTTACATGATTATAATGTAAAAATACTTGTCCACATACTTGACCATCAAATGGTTCTCGCCAATGCTCTAACTCACAACCACTATATACTAGCATGTCGCCTGGATCAAGTAATACCTTTGTACCTGCTGGTGCATTAGGTTTTATTATACCTTTATATTCATCAATAACAGTATCTGCGCCGGTGCCATCTATAAATATAGGCCAAGGATCGCCACCTAAATTTAATGTAGTAGATATTTCACAAGAAGGTCTATCTTTATGTCTTCTTAATATATCTCCATTTTTATATATTCTTGCATAAGAATAAGTTGGAATTAATTGTAATCCTGTTTCTCTAGCCATGACTGGTAACATCTTAACTAACAATGTTTCCATTACAGGATCTGCATAATGAGAATAAGTATTAGGTATCTGTGTATCTCCCCAAGTACCAAACATACCATTGTCATAAATAATATTATTTTGATACATAAAAGCAGCTGCATCTCTTTTAAGTAAAAAATAGTTAAAGACAAAATTAGCTAATTCATAACTAACTGCTTTTTTAATTACTTGATATTTATTGAAAGCCATCTTGTATAAAATTAAAACTGATTGATATCCTTATATCATTGGTTTGATTAGGTTCAACACAATGCCATAACCATGCAGGAAACATTATAATTCTTCCCGGTACTGGTTCTAAATGTGCTTCACGCCATAAATGTTTTGGTGGTCTACCTTGTTTTCTAACAGGCATCATAGTTTGTATTCCTGGTCTTGGATCATTAACTACTAACTCTCCAGATTCTTTAGTAGCTTTAACATAATAAACACCACTATATAATGAATTAGGATGTACGTGTGGTCTATTATAACCACCTTGATAATTAATATTAGCCCACATATTACCTAGTCTTGGTTTACGATCTAACCATTCTTCTATGTAGATTTCTTCTTGCATTTTATAAAGTTCATTAACCAACTGTTGGTATTCTGGTTTTAAATGCATATCCGTTGTAGAATGCCAACCATTCATATTCGTTTTTTTAACTCCAGGGTCTTGTTGACTCCAATTAATAATATGATTCGCTAATGTATTATTATCTAACTGAATATCTTTACCATAAATAATAGTTGGAAAAAATTGTTCCTTAATCATCTAAATGGTTTACCTCCAAACCAAACAACAAGAGATTGTCTAATTCCACGTCTTACAGGATTAACTCTATGATTTAAAAATGATGCAAAGATAATAGCGTGACCTTGTTTCAATTCTGCAAATTTACCTGGTGCCATTAATTCTAAATCACCGCCTTCAAACTCTGCTGGATCGTTTAATAATAAAGTCATAGATATTTTTCTAACAGGTGGTTCGTGCTGCATATTGACATCACAATCCATATGCCAATCATAGAATCCACCTTCTGGATATTCTGTAAACTGTGCATTCTCCGTTACTCGAATATCACCAAATCCAAAATGATTTTCATTTGCTTTTTGTATAAATGAATGAAGATCACGATACATATGTGGCATTTCATTAAATGGAATCCAACTAATTGTGGTAACTCTTTTTTTAGTATCAACACCGCCTCCTGGTTTATTCATACCGACTTGTGCAGTTTGTGGTTTTT